TATCACTACGATGAAGTGAAAAGGGAAGTCTTAATCCAAACACCGGATTTTGCAGTTGTCTACTTTAAGTCTCACCACTTTTTGACAGACATCATAGCATTTTTGGAGGGTTTTGATTTCCACGATTACTTCCAATATTTGTCTTCGAACGACGGAAAGGAAGCCATAGCACGAGCTGAACGGGTTTTAAATTCACGACAATTACCCTTGCAGCGTTTTGCCCATGATTTTGTTCCTAAAAAGATCAGAATTCGTGGACATTGCAGTATTGTGGACCGATCTGAAGCCAGAGAACAACGAATTCGGACTGAAATCGTTAATCTGCAGAGATTGAACGTGAAACACAATAATCGTTTCAGTATCTTAGCGGATAAACTACAGGTTGAGGCGGACACCAATGACACAGCGAATCTCTACGGACAGATGACAGAAGAACAAGGAAAAGAAGAACATTTCCGAGTTAGGAATGCAGCCCAAGACGCAAAGAATCTCAAGAAGGTAGTCAATCTTGCTAGGAAGGATGCAGCATTCATCAAGAGAGAAGTGATGAATTGTGCAGAACCTTGGAGGGTGGATGTTAATTTCAACACGCGTAGACGAGTCATATTGTCTTACAAAGGAAGAGATTATCATTACTCTTTTAGGTCTTTTTCACCATCGCGATTTAGCATCTTCCGTGCAAGGACATTAGCTAAAATGAGGAAGATTAAGGCAGATAAGAAACTTCGACATGTACGTAGATTTGCGACCCACAATCGCTTAGCTTGTTCATCGTTGGAGGAATTTCTTCAAGCTTACGATCTTCATGAAGCTTACGAGAGGATACAACAAGGAGATGTGGACTACGAACCAGCCTACGACCCCTCGGTTATGACATATGGAACAGAAGTACTTTCAGAATCTCTGCCCAGATGGCATAATTGGGAGAATCACAAGCTAGGAACAGAAGGTTTAGCTAGTGGTTGGACACCGACTGAATTTGATGGAGAGACCCATCACCCTTCAGGAGGAGTTAGAGCAGATAAAATTGATCGTTTCAAGAAACACCAGTTTGGAACAGAATTTTGTTTGAACCAGCGGGATTGGGATCTCGTAGAATCTTTCGACCGAGAAGGACAAATGGAAACAACGGAACAGGAAGCTGACTTAGTAGCTGAAGTGACACAGGCCTCAAGCCAGGGGTTTACTGTACAGGATGCTACTACACACATGATTAAGACCGAACCAGCAGGGACAACCACCACTTTGAGCAATTTACCAACTTGGGATAAAGAAGATTGGACTAGCAAACCAGTTTTCCTAACCAATGTTGATTGGTCACCCTCGGATGCACCTGGCTCAATCAAGAAAATCACTTTTCCTGATGTATTGAGCACACTTGATGATTATCCTATTCTGAACATTATTAGACGGCATTATCGTGTGTCATACCGACCAGAGTACATTATCACGATGAACTCAACATCTTTCCACTCCGGAATGATGCGAATAGGTGTGATTTACGAGAGCTCGACTAATCCGACAGATCAAGAGTTGAGTGAACGGATGAATTCAGTCAGTGCTTTAGAGTTCGTAGCCAACGAGCCCAAACAGCTAACACTGGACGCTTCTGTAGCTTGGCCCCACCCAGAATGGAACCCTTCCAG